ATACCGTTGTCTCATCGACGACCTTACCATCGGACTGAAGGTACAGGATAGCCGTTGCGACGTCCTGATGCTTGGGCTCGAAGAAGTCGGACGGCTTGAGGTTAACAGGGAAGGCCAGGTTATCGCGGATGACGGCACCGAGGAGGTGGCGTTCCGCCGGCACGTTGTTCGGAGGAGTCATGGAAGAAGGGGTTGGGGTTTGGGGGCGTGGGTGCCCGGGGTCAAGGTGCTTTGCGGAGGAGACGGTCGAGGTCTGTGCGTCGGTAATGCGGCACAGGTCGCGGTGTCTTGTAGACGCGATAGGCGATGTCCGTGCCATCGAGCCGGTACTGTATGCCGCGAACGGTGCGCCGGAGTTTGCGGGCGTACTGCCCAAGGGTGACCCATCCATCGGGGGCCTTGAAGCGCTCGAGCTCGATGGCGGCCGTGTGCGCTGCGTCCCAGGTCTTAAACTTCTTCGACAGGCGGTAGGCTAGGTTTTTCTTCGTGATGAGTTTAACCTCCGCGAAGCCAGCCTTGACGATGCGTTCGAGGGGCGTGCGGATGCCGGCGAAGGTCTTCACGCCGATGAGGGGCAGTAGGTCTTTGGTTCTAATCCAGCCGGAGAGGTCAGCGGGTTGTGCACGCTCGACGTGCTTCGGCAGCTCTTTGACGACGGCCTTAATGAAGTCAGCCACGCGCATCAGATCAGGTCGTAAGCGGTCGAGCAGATGAACTTGCCCTGAAAGCGGTGAGCCGTCCAGACCTTGCAGTCGCCGGTCTTCTCGTCGATGACTCCAAAGAGCCAGCCTTGACACCATTTGGTCGTGGCTAGGCGCCTGTGCGCATATGCGGCCATATTAATGTCCATAAGGCACATACCAGAGACGCCGACGATGTTGGCCTCGAGGTGCTCAATCGTGCAGAGGTTAAAGTCGTGAGTGTGTCCGTGAATGACGACATCTCCTGGGCGCCCTAGCGTGCGGGCGGTCTCGCGGGTGGCCGAGACGCCAGTCTTAAAGCCGTGAGTGCCGGTGAGTTTGCCCACGCGGAATCGGTTGACGTCCTTCGAGCTCTTGCCCTTGACCGAGTAGCGGTGGATCTCGCGGCAGTCGATAGCCTGAAGCGAGTCAGTGTAGGACTGCACGGCGCGGCGGGCGTTGTCTGCCCGGTCACCGTTGCGCGAGAGCATCTGCTCCTCAGCGCGGATGTCGTGGTTGCCTTGCATGAAGATGGTCGGCTTGAGCACCTTGCGGATAAAGTGATTGCCAGCCTTAAGGTCGGACTCGATGCCTTCCTCTTGGTCTTCAGGGGAAGCACCTTTACGCCACGCGCCGAAATCGAAGCAGTCTCCAAGGGCGATGCGGAGCGTCGGTTTCCAGCGGCCGATGTGAACGGCGAGGGCTTCTTCAGTCTCTTTGCAGACGTGATGCCCGTGATTGTCCCCGGCGGCTATCCAGCGGATGGTGCTCATTTGGTGTTTAGGTGAGGGATGGGCTGGCCGGAGTCGAAGGCCGCAAGCATCTCGTCACGGCGCTGACGGGCGGTCAGGAGGTCGTGGCCGATGTTCTCGACGATGTCGGTGCCGCGGCGACGCAGGCGGAACCAGTAGCAGTCACCTAGGCGCTGCAGGTGGTGGTTCGGATTGTCGGTGATGACCTTATCAGATTTGCGGTGGCCTTTGCTGACCGTGTACTTGGGGCAGGCCAGCAGGAAGGCGACGCGATCAGGGGACAGGCCGACCTTGCGTGCCCATGCCACCGTCTCGAGGGTTAGAGCCTCCATGACTTTGCGAGGATGCGTCCTTCGGACATGATTTGCTGACGGGCGTTTGGCTTGAAGATGTACTCCTGGTCAAAGGAGTGCGAGGCGCGTATCTCGGCGATGCTGTCGAGCTCCTCGTCATTGGCGGGGCCGATGCCGGCGGTCGAGACGTAGACGGTGCGAACCTTCCAGCCCTTCTCCCAGAGGATGTCCTGACAGACGCGCAGCTCGTTGATGTAACGCCAGTCGGAGCAGACCACGGTCTCAGGGCTGACCTGATCGTGGTGCTTCATCACCGGGCACCAGTTGGCGAAGTGGCGGGCGAAGACATCCTTGTCGAGGCGCCGTGCGAAGCGACCGAAGGCAACCAGGGCGTCACGGTTTTCGCACTTGAAGTCCTCGGCCATGAAGTTGCCTTCGAGCCCGAGGTAATCCATAAAGTGGTTACCTGCCTCCTTAAGCGCGTCGGCAAAGTTGATGTGCTCGGCAGGGCGGGTCGACCACTCCAGCAGGCCCGAGGCCAGCGTATCCTTGCCTGCCCGGGCGAACCCACTTATCAGGACGAGAGTAGGAGCGGCCATCGGTGGGGGTGTTTCGGTCATGGCCGATTAGAATGGAGGAGCGTCGGGGAGGGTGTCAGCCACGGTCGGCTTCTGGGAGCCCTTAGGGTAGGTCATCTTGTACTTGAACTGCGGGCGACCGTTGTACTCGCCATTGGCCTCGACCTCCACGCCGACGAGGATGGTTTGGCCGCAGGCGGGTTCGAGGTACTGAAGGTACTCGGCAGCCGTAGCGTCGAGCCTGATCTCCTCGGTGAACTTGCCGGAGTACTTGCCGACGAGCATGGCGAGCGCCTTGCCGTACTTGGTCGAGAAGTTCTTGCTCAGGCAGAAGCCCTTGTCGTCGACGAAGAAGAGGCGGGCAGAGCAGGTGCCGTCCTCCCAGACTTTAACCTTCTCGAACTTGGGCTTGATGAGCTTCAGCTTGTAGGTGCCGTTGGTCGAGATGGAGGTGAGCGGGGGGCGGTCGTTGTTTTCGGTGGTCATGTTGGTATTAGGCAAAGGTGATAGCGGTCGAGGTGGCCGGTCCCTTGATGTCGATGACCTGGACTTCGTCTCCGTAGGCAGGCCACTCGCCAAGGGTCGTGCACTCGCGGTACGCTTGCAGCGCCTTCTCAAAGTCGGAGCAGGCGTAGGACATCAGCTCAGGGCCGATCTCTACCCATGCGGTGGCGTAGGGCGGGGCCTTCTCGACGAAGAGGAAGCGGAAGCCCAGCACGCGGCGCTCGAAGGCGGTCTCGAAGCACAGGCGATAGAAGTAGGCTTGGAGGTTGTAGCGGTAAGCCCGGATGGACTTGAGGATGCCAGCAGGGGACGCGTCCTCGGTGGTCTTCAGGTCGTAGAGGAAGCCGTCCGAGCCCACGCCATCAATTGCGCATTTCAGCTGCACTCCGCAGTGATCCGTGGTGAACATGAACTCGGTCATCTCAAAGGTGACCTCCATGCGGTCAAGGGCATGCTTGGCGGCAGAGGCGATGATGTGGCACTCGCAGGACTCCTCGGCACTGACGACCGTCATACCGGGCTTAAGGCTGGACTGGAAGGCTTCGTAGGTGGCCTTGCCGTCCTTGGTGCGTCGGTCGCACTCGGGGGCCGTGACAAACTTCTCATTCAGCAGTTCGGGCTGGAGCACGGCGCAATGAATGAGCGAGCCCATACGCAGGGCTTTGGTCTCCTCGCGCTCCTGGTTGAGGTAGGCCTGATAGTGGGCCGGTGACTTCAGCAGCTCTTTGGAGCCGGAGTAGTTGAGCGCCTGAATGCCATCATAGAGGACGCGGTGGGTGATGGGTTCGGGTGGGATACGCATTGTGGTGTGGTGTTATTGGGTTGTGGTGGAAATTATAGGGCGTCGTCGTCGGGGTTGGCTCCCTCGACGCTGGCGGAAATCCTGCGCACATCTTCCAGCGCGGCGTCGGCGGCATTCTCCATGGCCTCGAGCGTATTGCGGAGGACGCGCAGCTGAACGACGAGGACGTGCACCCGGTCGTGAAGCGGTTTAACCTGGGCGGCTTCGTCAGCCGTCTCGATGTGATCGGTGAAGACCTGCAGCTCAGTGATGGCCGAGCGGTTTAAATCCGACAGCGTGATGATGTCGGCGTCGTGCTGTTCATAACGTCCGGCGATGTGCTGGACGGTGGCTAACGAGCCCGTGATGTTCTCCACGAGGCGCTTGATATTGTCGCGGTTGGTCATCGGTTGAAAGCAAGTTCCTTTATCTCTCCGTTTGGGGCAAGCGTGAAAAAGCGGACCTGCGACCGGGCAAGCGACGGGTGCGTCTTGCGCTTCCACAGTCCTAGGTCGGAGAGGAAGTCGGCGTGCTTGCGTGCGGTCATCTCAACGTAAGGGTAACCGTCTAGCAACAGAAGCAAGGCGTACTGGCCGGAGACGGTGCGGGCGATGCGTTCGATGCCGGCGGGGGTTGGGCTACTCATTGACCCGTCTTGGCCTTCTGCCACTTAGCCAGGGATGCGGTCATCACGGCGCGGGAGATTTGGCAGGTGATCATGTCAGATCCGAGGATGTCTTCCATGACGCGGGCGAGTTGATTGCCAGAATAGCGGAGTTCGGCAATGGTCTGGGTCTGGTTCTCGCTCCGGGCTTCAGCGCTGCGGCAAGCCTTCATCCAGAAGTCATCGTTTGTGTCAGGCATGATTGCGGGCTTCCTGCCAGTCTTCGATGGCCTCGATGAGTTCGGCGGGGTCGACGCGCTTGGCGTGGCGGACGGAGTACCAGATCGCGTCACCGGCCTCGCGCATGGCCTCGAGGCGTTCCTCGAGCTGCTTGATGCGGGCGTTGGCCGCCAGCAGTTCATTCTGGGTATGAGCGGCCTTGATGGCGTCGTTGAAAAACGCGAAGGGGTCGGGCTGGCTCATTTGGTCAGTGCTTTAACGGTAAGAATCCAATCTCGCGCGGTCTCATGTATTTCAAAAATATCAGCCCGGTCTATGACCCAATCATTTAATAGCATTTCCTGAATCATATTATCCATACGTCTGCCGGATTTAAGGAGCTTTTGTTTTTCAGACTCCAAGACAGTCAATCGTAATTTGAGAGCATTACATTCTTGTTTCTTAGTTGTTAAAAAGAAACCGCAGACCTGATCCTGAGAAACCAAGTCTTCAATAGTGTCCAGCCTGTCCTGAAGCTCGACGATGCGGGCGTCCTTCAACGCGTCTTCGATAGGGTCGCTCATTTGGTCAGGGGCTTTGGGTTAGGGTTAAATACGGACAGGGCGACGACGACGGCCTCGCGGTTGTATCGCTTGCCCCGACGACCTACGGACACAAAGGGGATGCGTCCGAGGGCGGTTAGCCGGGTGACGGTCGTCTTGTGGACACCGAGGGCGGTCGCCAACTGTTCGCGGGTGAGTAGAGGGTCGCTCATTTGGTCAGGGGGCGAGGGGTGGGGGAGAAGGCAGGGGCAGACTGCGAAGAGGCCGCAGAGCGGAAGCCAGAGGCCGCCACGGCACCGTCGTCGTCGAGGTCAACGGAGATGCCGCAAGCCGTCTGGATGGACTGACGGCGAATGTAGGTGATGGCGCCGCCAATCTTCTGGGCGTCCAGTCCCTCGGCCTTGACCATCAGGCGACCGAAGTCGAAGCGCTCACCAGACGCGTGGAGGAAGGCGGTGTTGATGCCGACCTTGCCCTCCTCGGAGACGAGCGTCTGGATCAGAGCCAGGTTGTGTTTGAGGAGGACGGGCTTGATGGCGTCGAGCAGCGCGTCGAGGGAGACGTAGCGGTTCTTGAAGCCGGGGTTTACTTTGTTGGCCTTGACGTTGTCGAGCTCAGCGAGAGCGGCGACTAGGTCAGAGGTGG